CAAACGAAGGTTTGCTATCTGAATCAAGGGTTGATCGTGCACACCACCATCGTTAAGACTAAGTGTTTTTTGCGGGGAGAAATTGTGCAAATCGGCTACATGCGCGTATCAACAAATGACCAATCAACCGATCTTCAGCGCAAAGCGCTGGAATGCGCAGATTGCGAGCTAATTTTTGAAGATAAAATGAGCGGCGCAAAAGCATCACGTCCAGGCTTACGCCGCGCATTGCGTGCGTTAAATGAGGGGGATGTGCTTGTGGTCTGGAAATTGGACCGCCTGGGGCGCTCAATGAAAAATTTGGTTATTTTGATTGAGGAGCTGCACTCTCGCGGCGTGCATTTTCGAAGCCTTACAGACTCGATTGACACATCGACTTCGATGGGGCGTTTTTTCTTTCATGTGATGGGGGCGTTAGCAGAAATGGAGCGTGAGTTGATAGTTGAGCGCACCCGTGCGGGTTTAGCTGTCGCTCGCGCAGCGGGACGCGTGGGAGGGCGACGGCCGAAACTGTCTCCGGAAACCTGGGATCAGATCGGTCGCCTGCTCGCCGCCGGTCACTCGCGCGCAGAGTTAGCGCGAATTTATGATGTGTCAGAAAAAACAATTTATAAATATCATCCCGTTCAGAAATGACGGTGTTTGCCGGTAATCAGGACCGTACCGTCATAAATGACGTTTCTGGCCATGCGCTGCAGTACAGTCAAAAATGGCTATGCTCAATATCAAAAAAGCGCCCCTACAGCAGATCCAACGCTGTTAAATGCGTTGCTGGCATCGTTACGCAAATTGCTCATTAGCTCCGTCAATGATGAGGATTGGAGGCGCTCCCGCAAATCCTCATCAACGCGCTGTAGGGAGAGTGAAAACTCCATTTTTCGCGCCTCTCCATAACGACTAAATTCCTGCCTGGTTACGTCAAGCCCGGTCAGTACATACATGCCGTAAATTTGCCCCGCGCCGCTGATTAGCGGCCAGGGTTGGCCCGTGTAGCCAGCGCTGGTCAGCGCAGTGAGTGACAGGTTGCCCCCGGTAATTTCGGGGTATAAAACCCCGTCGAGAGTTATCTGATCATCCCCAGCTCCGATGTATTGCCACGCTGCCGAGCGAGCGATGCGCTCGTTTTTTACATGGCGCCATGTTTTTGAATGGGTTACCCGCTGAAAGGGGGCGGTCCGCAGCTCAAAGACGAACAGCCCATAAACCATCATCATAATTACCCCTTAATCGTGATCGAGAAATGAACTACGCCCCGCCCGTTGCAATTTTGACATTTCGTCACGCACAGCCATGGCGACCAGTTGCGCCAGCTCTCGCGCGTCGCGCGTGCCTGCGTCATGAATATTAATTTCGATGTGAGGCGCAAATGTCCTGGCTGATGGCTCCGTTTTTATGACCTGCGCCGCATTTAATACCGGTGCGCGCTCGGCCTCTCTCACCACTACTGGGGTGATGCGAGGCAACTGCTGTGCAATTACGCGCGGCTCTTGCCATGCGCCCCGTATTGCCTCGGCCTTTGGCAGGTTTTTAAATACAATGTCGCCAGGCCCAATACGTTTTTTTTCTTCGTTGAGTAGGCCGCCAGTGTTGTCAGCAATCTTCTTTAAATTACGCCCATTGGCATCAGATCCGCTATTACCGCGCCTTAATGTGCCGGCCGTGATGGTTGGTGCTGATGCCTCCGAAGCGCTGGCTATTTTTGTTACTTTTTGCTTTTCGGCGGGCGCCCATTTCCATTCCCGCTGCACCATTTTTTTCTGTTCAGGATCCCACTCCCACGCTACCGGCTCACGCGCGCGCAGGGTGTCGGCTTTTTTCTGTGCCGCATCAATGCCGCCAGGTATTAGCCCCAGCTTTTCCAGTATCCAGCCAATGCCCTTCATTAGGGCCTGGAGCGGAAGCATTAACGCGCTGAATGCCGCACCCAACACGCGGCCAAACGTCTCGCCAGCACTGCTGCATGCGTCGAGCGCAGCTTTTGATGCGTTGACGGGTTCAAACAGTGATTTAAACCAGTTCCACACCCTGCCGATTGCCGAGCCTATTGTGTTAAACAGCGGTGCCAGCGGCGCAAAAGCCGTTCGCAACGGCTCAATGCCCTGCGCCACTCCGTTAAAAAAACCTGCGAAAAAAGCCTTAATCGGCTCCCAGTAGCGCCAGATCAACGCCCCGGCCGCGACTATCGCCAGGCCAATCAAGCCAATAGGGCCGAGCAGCAGCGATGCGCTTCCAGTGATGGCAGAAAACGCAGTCGTTGCAGTCGCGGCCAGGCCGCTGAAGCCTGCCGCCGCACTGCTGGTAAGCAATGCAAATCCAAGCCGCAGCTTTGCCAGTGGCCCCATTAACACCCCGGCGACCAGGGAAAGTCCGCCCATTGCGCCAGCCAGTGCAATTACACCGCCGGTTGCAATAATCAGCCCCTGCGTGAGTTTCGGGTGTTCGCGCGACCACGCAGATACTCGCCCAATAACGCTGCTTAGCCCCTGCGTGAGCTTACGCAATGCACCGTCGGCCGTTTCCTCAAACTGAATACGCAGCCCCTCCCAGGCACTGTCCAGTTCTTTCAGATCGCCGCCGAGGTTATCAGCCATTTTTTTCGCAACTGCCTGAGCTTCTCCGCCGGATGTTTTCAGCTCACCAATCAGTTTTTGCAGGGCGCCGCTGCCCGCGCTCTGTACCAGGGTTTGCAGACCAACAAAAGCCTCCTCCCCCGCAATGTCCTTGAAAAACGAAACCTGATCGACTTCACCATATTTTTTTGTGGCGTTATACATATCGAGCAGTAGTTGCTCCATCGGTTTCATTTTGCCGTTAGCATCGGCCACGGATACGCCCATTTCCGCCAGAGCGTCTGCTGCTTTTTTTGGTGGCGAAGCCAGGCGCGCCAGGCTGGCTCTTAGTGCTGTGCCTGCCTGACTGCCACGCAAACCGCTGTTAGCCAGCATGCCCGCCATACCGGCTGCGGTTTCTAAATCAATGCCGAGTTTTGCGGCTACCGGCCCGGCATAGGTCATTGTTTCACCAAGCTGGCGTAAGTCGGTATTCGTGCGGGTAAATGCGGCTGTCAGCGTATCGCTGATACGGTCCATTTGATCGGGGTTCATGCCGAACTGCGTCTGAACATTAGAACCAATATCCGCAGATTCGCCCAGCTCCATGCCGCCTGCCAGCGCCATGTTGAGCACGCCCGGCAGTGCCGCCTGTATGGCTTCCGGCGTAAATCCCGCCATTGCCAGAAATGCCTGGCCGCTCGCCGCGTCACGGGTGGTAAACGCTGTTTCGGCACCGAGCTTTTTCGCCTGCGCGCGCAGTGCAGCCAGTTGCTCACTGCTTTTATCAAGACGAGTCAACGCCTGTACGCGTGACATCTCCTCGTCAAAACCAATTGCAGGCGCCAGAAAGCGGCCACCTGCATAGCCTGCGGCCACAGCGCCAACTACCGCGCCCGTGCCGCCCGCTTTGAGCTTGCCAGCGGTTTGCTGTGCCTTGTCGTAGTTTGTCCGCGCCCGCGTCACCGCGGCGAGCTGCTGGCGCTCACGTTCGAGGGTTTTGTTGTATTGCTCGGTGCGTCGAATAGCGCTCTGAATCGTGCCGCTGCCACTGGTAAGGGTTATGCCGTGCTGGCGCAGCGCGCTGCCGCTTTCGCGCAGTTTCGCGGTTTGGGCGGTATAGGCCGTGGTAAGTGTGCTAATTTTACCGCGCAGCATGTCGAGACGTGCGCGCTGCGCATCGGTTAGCGTGCCGGTTTCGGCAAGTCTCTGACTCAATCCAGCAGCGGCCCGCTGGGCTGTTGTGAGTTTCCGCGCCGTGTCATTTGTGCTCGCGCGCAGCTTCTGAAATGTTGCGCTTTGCTGATCCAGGCTTTTAATTGAGGCTTGGGTTTTTTTGATGGACTCGGTAAGGCCGCCCGCACTCTGGCGAGCGGCGCTAACCGGTCGGGTGAATTTATCGATTGCGCTGAACGCAACGCGGATATTTAAATTACTCATCATCGTTTCCGCTTCTGGCGGCCGCGCGCTCCCGCCAGGCGATCAGCTCGATGATTTTCATGCTGAACAACTCAGAGGGCGGCCAGTGAAAAACCGCAGCTATATCAGCTATCAAATCCTCAACCGTATCGAATGCCAGTATCGCTACGCTTCCACCGTCACCTTCTCGCTCGGTTCGATAGCACCCCCCGGCACTAAAAAAGGCGTCAGCGCCTCTGATAGCTGAATAAAGTCAAGCGGGTGCAGCTTGCTGATTTCAGACGCGGTTAGGGCGGGGGCCGTTACGCGTGAAAGTAGCGTTGATGTTGCGCCAAACTCAAAATTGAGAACATCTGAAAGGCGCAGCCCGCGCAGTACGCCTGCGTCTTCAATAGCTGATGTGATCCGCACTTCGTCAATCGTTGAGTTTTTACGCACCAGTGGTTTTGTCAGTTTGATGGCATCAGTCATCGTTTTATCTCCGGGCGGCACCGGGTGCCGCCAATGAATTAAATTTAGGTTTTATTAGCCCAGGCCCAGCGCGCTGCGCACCCGGTCGGGGTAAACGTCTTTACCATTGATTTTGTAGATGAAGTTCAGCAAGTCGATTTCGATCAGGTCTTTATCGTCTACCGTCAGTTTGTAATACGTGTTTTTAATGGCGTAGGTGTGCGTTGTCGTCTCGCCCTGCTTCGCCTCACCCATGTCGATTTCGGTGATACGCCCGCGCATCTGAACTTCAGCAATCGCACTTTCGTCGTCTGTGTAAAACTCCCCCGCAAAGCGCAACTGAAGCTCGTCAATGCCGCCGCCATACTCAAGGATGAGGGCTTGCTCAAGCCCCCCAACTGCCATTGATGCATCCAGCCCGCCACTATCCAGACCGAGATCGACAGCTACGGCGCCAAACATCCCGCCCCCCTGGTAATCATCGGTTTTTCGTGTGATTTTCGGCAGCGTAACGGATGGAATTTTGCCGAGATAGTTATCACCGTTTACGAACAGCGTAAAAAGGCGCAGGATTTTAGGAATTGCCACTTACGCACCTCCCAGCGAACTAAACGCGCTATCAAAATACTGGTCAGTAAAGGTCTGTGTCATATCCAGATCCTCAATCGGCGGCACTGGTGTGTATGAGTACTTCACCGCGCAGCGCCCCTGGCGCAGACCGGTTACCGGGTTATCGATAATGTCAAACCACGCATCACCGCCCAGAAGCTGGCCTGCTGTAACTTTCTGGCGCAGTTTCTGCTGAATACCGCTTACCACGTCTTTAACGTTGGCTGGCGTCATAGGGCTATCAACAGTTGAGAACTGCGCTTCAGCAATTGAATCAGCAAGCGTCTGAGCCGTACGTGTGTAGACCTCAAAAATATATTCCTGAGTATCTGTTGTGCGGTTACCCCAAAACCTGAAGCCATCGCGCTTGATCAGCGTGGTGATTTCATTCGCGTTTAGCTCATTTGCGTCGCTGTCTTCAGCCTGGAGCGCCCAAAAAACGTCGTGCGACATTCCAAGCACGTTATTTACTGAGACGTTCGATAATGACTTGTGCCAGCCCTGATTAATGTCTATCGCTGAACGCAGGCCGCAGGCGTACGCTGGAGCGGGGAAGACTTCATCAGCACCTGTTTGCGGGTTGTAGGCGATAAAATCGGGCCAGATAAGCATAAGCTCACGATAGTTAAGCGTTTTGCGGTAAGCCTTAGCTTCTGCAATGCTGTTACAGCCGCTACAGCTCGCATAAACAAACGCGCGGAGCTTCTGCGCCAGCACGCACAGCTGCCCCGTTACCTCTTTTGTGTCATATCCGGGAACGGCCAGGATTCGCGGCCGATAATCAGTATGTTGCTCAGCCGTCAACAGCGCATACATTCCGGTATAACCACCCGCATCATCATTGCCGCCGATAATCAGCTGCGACTGCGTTTTATCACCGCTTTCCTTAGACTCTGCAACGCGAACAACAATTACCTTCGGGCTGCACTGATCGGAAATCGCTTTGAGCGTTTTGTATAACGAGCCGGTTTTACCCGCCTGACCCAGCACGCTGTTAACGCGAGTGATAAGCACCGGCGTATCGAGTGGAAACAGGTCGGCGTCGGCGTCGTCAGCAACGGCAACAATGCCAATTACCGTCGAATCAATATCGTTGATTGCCGTTACCAGATCCGTGTTTTCCCGAACGCGCGCGCCGTGAAAAAAAGTTTCTGCCATATTCTTGCCCTGCTTGTGAGTTCATTGTGATTCTTGCGGTAAATGCCTTTATAAACACGCTGTTAGGGTTGTTTCTGGCTGCTGACAACAACCAGCGTTTTGTTGCCTCGCGCGTGCGTGGAATATTTGCGAGGGAGGTGATGACAATGGCATTAGAACAACTGAGGCAGCACTTGACGGGTGGTCTTGCTGCATTTGAAGAAGTGGTGCGCGTGCCAGATTTCAGCGTGCTGCTTGGTGGCAAATCGCTGTCCGCGCTGAGTGACCGGCTGATATCCCTGCAACTCACAGATAACCGCGGCTTTGATGCCGATCAGCTTACGCTGTCTATTGACGATGCGGCCGGTGATATTGAGCTACCCCCGCGGGGGGCTGAGTTATCTGTATCACTGGGCTGGAAGGGAGCACCGTTGGTATACAAGGGCATTTATACGGTTGACGAGGTGTCACACTCAGGCCCGCCAGATGCGTTAGAAATAACAGCTCGCAGCGCGGATTTTCGGGATGAATTTAACGTTAAGCGTGAGGTGTCCTGGCATAATGTCACGGTTGAGCGTGTTGTGTCAGCGATAGCACGGCGCTATGAGCTTAAACCAGCGATCAGCGAGTCACTAATGGATATCGAAATCGATCATGCAGATCAGACGCAGGAAAGTGACATGTCATTTTTAACACGTATGGCTGAAATGCTCGGCGCTATTGCAACGGTGAAAAATGGCAACCTTTTGTTTATCACTCCGGGCGCGGGTGTAAGCGCCAGCGGCAAGCCGCTGCCTGCCGCGCTGATAACGCGCAGCAGTGGCGACCGGCACAGCTTTCGCATTGCCGATCGTGATTCCTATACCGGTGTGCGCGCCTACTGGCTTGATCTGAATTTCGGTAAAAAAAAGTCAGTAAAAGTCCGTCCGCGCAAAGCGGCAAATAAGCCCGCCAGCAGCAGCCGAGAGGGTGATTACATTGAGGGCGCCGAGGGAAATATTTATGTCATGCGCAAAACTTATCCCAATGAAACCACTGCCCGACGTGCTGCGGCAGCGAAATGGCAGCAGCTCCAGCGCGGCGCCGCTCAATTTTCTCTGACGCTGGCGCGCGGCCAGGCGGAATTATTCCCCGATGTGCCTGTATCAGTGAGCGGTTTTAAGCCGCAAATTGATGCCCGGCCGTGGGTAATAACGCGTGTTGAGCATGTGATTGATGGCAGCGGATTTACAACCCGCCTGGACCTCGAAGCCAAAATATCTGACTGGATAGCGGAAAGCGGCGAGAGCGGTTAAAATAGCGGCGAGTTCAACTCCTGCGGGAGTATCTGCCATGTTTACCTGTCCACACTGCGGCGCCACAGCGCGCACCCGCACCAGTCGTCGGCTTAGCGAATTGACGATACGCCAGTACCATCAGTGCCAGAATTTAGAATGCAGCCTGTCTTTTACCACGCTTAACAGTGTTGAGCGTGTTGTGACTAAGCGCATACGCTGCGACGATGTGCCGCCCGATTTTGTACCCCGCGACGCTTTCCCGGCGTCGCATTACGGTGATAATCAGCTGTCGCTGGCAGTATAG